GAGATGATGGTATGGAATATCGTGCTATCTTTTATGGTAGCCATTATGGGGTTTTTACTTAAATCTAAGTTTGAAGACCTTGATAGGCTTAGTATTTTGCTTAACCGTACCAGAGAGGAGATAGCGCGTGACCATATCACTCGTGCAGAAGTTAGGGCAGACATTGAAAGAATTATGGAACGCTTTGAAGATGGGATTAACCGTCTGGAAGCAAAAATTGATAAACTTGCTGAAAAGTAATAATTAAGGAGAACTATTATGGCTGGAAAAGGTATGGGTGCAGCAACTGCTGGTGGTGGTTGTGTTGAAAAAGGCTCCCGCAATAAAATGGTATCACAAACAAGTAAAACTACGGGTCCTGTGTTTTTAGCGGACGGTGGTGACGTAAGTCCTCGCAAACGCATGGCAATGGGCATGAAAGACGGCGGTAGTCCTGTGAAAATGGCATTTGGTGGAGTCATGCGTAAAGTTGCGCAAGCAGCACAACAAGTTACTAAAGACATGCCTGCAACTGCCCCAAATCAAGGCAGTGGGTTTATGCGTGCAGCAGCAAAAGCTATTAAAGGCATGCCTGCAACTGCCCCAAGTCAAGGCAGTGGGCTTTTGCGTAAAGCAGTAACAAAAGCAGCAGTAGCAGCAAAAAAAGGCATGGGCATGAAAGACGGCGGTAATGTAAAAGCAGGCTATCACATGATGCCTGACGGCACTATGATGAAGGGTAAAAAACACCCTAAAAAAATGAAAAAAGGTGGCGCCTGCTAAATGGCTACTTCAGGTACCACGATATTTGATCTACAGATTGACGAGCTTATAGAAGAATCTTTTGAACGTTGCGGCATGCAAATGACCAACGGGAATCAGCTTAAGACAGCTCGTAGGTCGCTTAATCTAATGTTTTTAGAGTGGGCGAATCGTGGCCTGAACCTTTGGACTATTGAACTTGCAACAGCTAACCTAACGGTCGGTCAAATAGAAGTTGTGTTGGATACGGATACTGTAAACGTGCTTTCAGCCGTTATCAGAGATTTGTCCCAAAGCCCTTCTGTAGACATTGTAATAGACAGGATTAGTCGTGCCGAGTATTTGCACATACCCGATAAGACAACCCAGGCAAGGCCTGCCCAGTTATATGTGGAACGTACCAACATTCCTAAAGTATACCTGTACCCAACGCCTAGTGCCTCCAATTTATATCAACTTAGGTACTATCGTATTAAACGAATGGACGATGCGGGGGAATACTCCAATACAGCGGACGTAAACTTCCGTTTCTTGCCTTGTCTAGCTGCTGGATTGGCTTACTACTTGTCCCTTAAATTTACTCCTGATCGTACGCCCGCTTTAAAAGCGCTATATGAAGAAGAGTTCGCACGTGCAGCGGCAGAGGATAGGGATACCGCAAGCGCCCACTTTGTACCAGACGTAATGGGATATTAATGTGGCATATGCTTCTGGTAAGTACGCGTTTGGGTTATGTGACTACTGCGGCCAGCGGTACCCGTACAACGTATTAAGAAAAAACTGGCGTGGATTTAAAGTCTGCCCAGACGACTATGAACCAAAAGAGCCTCAGCTAGAGCCCTTGCAGTTTGTGGCAGATGCCCAAGCCCTTGAGCAACCTAGGCCCGATCGAGTAGAGCCGCTGGTTGTGTTTGTAGGAGCTCCTGGAGACACTGCGTTTCAGAGTAGAGGAAGTGCAACGAATACCATAGATATGCGCCCTGCTACAGAAGATAGGGATTTATATGCAGTAAGTGCGCTAGGAACAGTTACGGTGGAAATAACATGACATATGATGAACTAGTAACAAATATTAGAAACTACACCGAAGTGGGCAGTAATGTATTTACGGAGCCTGTGATTAATACATTTATTACAATGTCTGAAAATAGGATTCTTAGAGACATCGACCTTGATGACTTTAAAAAAGAATCTACCGGAACGATGACAAGTGGTAATAGGTTTTTAACGGCTCCGACTGACTTGCTTACACACCGTTACCTAATCTTAACAGATGCAGCCGGTGATCAAATTTTCCTAGAATTTAGAGATACTTCTTTCTTAAAAGAATATTGGGTAGACGGCACTACAACGGGTGTTCCTAAATTTTATTCCGTATGGGATCAAAACACGTTTTACATTGCCCCTACCCCTAATGCCAACTTTTCAGTAGAAATAGGTTATATTCGCAAGCCTACTACATTATCTTCTACTAATACCGAAACATGGGTCAGTATTAACGCCCCTGAGGCGCTTTTATATGCTTGCTTGATACAAGCCTATAGCTATACAAAAGGACCGCCTGACATGATGGCATACTTTGAAAACAGCTACAAACAAGCTATTCAAGGGCTTGGCGTTGAACAACAAGGCCGTCGTCGTCGCGATGAATACCGTGACGGTATGGCAAGACTGGTTGTCCAGTCCCCTTCTCCAAGGTAAGGTACATAAATGGCTATTACACAAACACTATGCTCCTCCTTTAAACAAGAACTCTTGCAGGCATTGCATGATTTCGATGTTGTGGGAGGCGATACCTTTAAGATTGCCTTATATACAGATACGGCAACGCTTAATGCATCCACTACTGTCTATACAACAGTAGGGGAAGTGCCTGCAAGCGGGTCATATACTGCAGGAGGGGGTACTCTAACAAAAGTAGGTACTTCGGTATCTGGAACGATTGGCTACACCAGCTTCAGTGATATTTCATTTACCGCATCAACTATTACAGCATTTGGGGCTTTAGTATATAATGCATCAAATGGCAATCGGGCCGTAGCTGTGTTAAATTTTGGATCAGAAAAGGTTTCAGTAAATAATACATTTACCATTCGTTTTCCACCAAATAATGCGTCAAGTGCTATTATTAGAATCATCTAAGGAGTTATTTTATGTTTAAAGAAAAAGTACAAATGGCGGATGTATGCGAGGCTTCAGTTGACCGAGGCGCTAATCATTCCGAATCAACCAGCATTTCAGGTTACTACACTGTTGAGTGTCATGACGCCAGCGGTGTTTTGAAGTGGAAAGACGACATCCACAATCTAGTGACCACAGTAGGTAAAAACCTAACAATGGACACTATTCTAGGCAACTCTGCTGCAGGTGCAGTGGTGATGGGCTTAAAAGGTGTAGGTACAGCTGATATTGCTGATACACAAGCCTCTCATGCAACTTGGAATGAAGTAGGCGGCACTAATGCTCCGACATACACAGGTACACGCAAGACTCCAACATTTGGTTCAGCAACAGGTGGTGTTAAAACTACCAGTTCAGCAGTGGTATTTGCAATGACAGGTTCAGGTACAGTAGCAGGTTGTTTCATCAACATCGGTGGCTCAGCCACTAAAGACGACACAACAGGTACATTGTTTAGTGCTGGTGACTTTACTGCAGGCAATAAGGTTGTAACATCAGGCGACACTTTATCCGTTACATACGCTGCAACTGCCGCTTAATTAGGAGCCGCAAATGGCTCTCGTCCTTAAAGATAGAGTAAAAGAGACCGCGAACTCGCCAGGTACGGGCACGGTTACACTGCTTGGAGCCTCCACAGGCTTCCAGGCTTTTTCTGTTGTCGGTAATGGCAATACTTGTTACTACACTATCTCAGATCAGGGTGGTCCAAACTGGGAAGTGGGTATTGGCACGTATACGCTATCGGGTACTACACTAGCTAGAACAACGGTGTTATCTTCCTCTAACGGTGGTTCACTTACTAATTTTAGTTCAGGCACACAGGATGTATTTGTTACATACCCTGCTGAAAAAGGCTTGTGGCTAGATGCATCTGGTAATGCTATTGGACTAGGTACTCCGGCCTCCTTGGTAGGTACTAACATTACGGGTACCGCTTCAGGTTTAACAGCAGGAAACGTTACCACCAATGCCAATTTAACTGGTCCGATCACTTCAGTAGGTAATGCTACAAGCATAGCAAGCCAGACAGGTACAGGTACTAAGTTTGTAGTAGATAACACTCCAACCTTAATCACGCCCGTTATAGGCGCTGCAACCGGCACAAGTCTTTCTGTATCAGCTACAGTTACAGGTGCGGAGTTACTAGCTTCAAATGGACTAGTTATTAATAACATGACCATAGGTACTACCTACGCAATCCCATCAGGCTACTCTGCTAGTTCAGTTGGGCCGGTGGTAATTTCAGGGGGTGTTACGATTACCGTGCCGTCAGGTAGTAGATGGGTTGTATTGTAGCATGTTTGGATTTGCATCTTTTGCTCAGATACCGTTTGCCGCACTAGGGGGAACTGCTTATCCTGTAGACATAGCTGAATCCATTACACTGACCGAAGTACAAATTGTATCAGCTGATTTCTTATGCCTACGAGATGAAAGCCTAACAGTATCAAGCGCAGAGGATGTGCTTGCAGGATTTATTGCAGCAAGAGATGAAAGCCTGTTACTGTCTGAGACGCAAAGTGCCCTCGCTGATTATCTATCTGCACAGGCAGAGACAATATCGCTATCCGAAGCACAAAGTGCTGCAGCAGACTTTTTATCTTCTCAAACAGAAGAAGTAACACTAACTGATTCACAAGCGGTGCAAGCGGATTTTGTAGGGTCAGTAAGCGAGTCACAAACCTTAACCGATTCACAGGCAGTACAGGCAGACTTCGTAGCAGCTCAATATAACAACATCACATTGTCGACCAATGATGATGTAAATGCGGACTTCCTAGCAAGTCAGGAAGAACAGGTAGTAATGCTAGAAGCAAGCTCGTCTACAGGCAGCTTCTTAGGCTTTGTGGTAGATACCATAACTGTTACTGAAGCACAAGATGTATTGGCTGATTTTATAGGATTAGTCACTGAAACAGAAACGGTAACGGACTCACAGGATGTACTTGCTGCGTTTGTGGCCGTGCGAGATGAAGTCACCACACTAGCCGATACGCAAAGTGTAAACGCGGCCTTTTTAGCCAATAGTTTTGAATTATTTACAATGACCGATACCCAGTCTGGATCGGTTGAGTTTGTTGGAACGGTGTTGGAATTGATGACGCTGCTGGATCTGCAATATGCTCGTGGATGGTTCCAAGTAAATGATGGTCAAACCCCTGATTGGGTAGCTATAAATGATGCACAGACAATAACGTGGACCCCCGTAAATGACACGCAATCCCCAGGGTGGAATGTGGTTGACGATAACCAATAATACTGTAAAATGGACTCAAATCTGAAGGACTAAAACATGGCTTCAACCTATTCATCATTAAAAATAGAGCTCATCCCTACGGGTGCCCAAGCGGGTACGTGGGGCGCGACCACAAATGTCAACCTTGGAACAGCCTTAACCGAGGCTATCACAGGATCTGCGGACGTGGCCTATAGTTCTGCTGCCGATGTTACGGTTACTTTAACGGATACTAATGCTGCCCAAACTGCGCGTAACTTACGTTTAAATATTACAGAGAGCGGCGCGGGCATTGGTTATGTAGGCAGTTTAC